GAACTGCATCTTGTTCAGCGTATGGCCCAACATATTTAGCAGGCAATGCCCACATACCACTCTTTGCGTTTACTCCCCACGCTTTCGCTGCCATCTCGAGTAGCGTTTCGTCTTTTTCTTCCGCTAATAAATCCTTACCTAGATTGTTTAACGAATACGATCTTCTGTTTTCGTCTAACAAAGGAGCCGCGAACATCGTGTCTCTAATAGAACACTTTATGTCGATCCCCTCTCGTTTGAGCCAGCCTACATCGTAAAGTGCATTGTGGAAAACGAGGGTGCCTTTATGGTTTTCAAGTGTGTTTTTGAGCCAGCGTAGGACAAGTTCTTCTTCTAAATTACCACCGCCCTCGTGTCGTATAGGCAGATAACCTGACCACGTTTCAGTGGCTAGTGCAATACCTACCGTGTATCCTTTTCCTGTAGCCCATCCTGGTCCTGTCTTCGATAAGTCAGGGTCGTATGTCTCAAGGTCTACTGCAATCGTCTCAGTAGGTGTAAACGAAGGTAGCGTCTCAGGAGCTGCCCAATCACTTTCAGGCTGAATCAACGGTATCTGTCTCGACATCCCTTACCTTTTCCTCTATAGGCTCGTTAGAGCCGTACCTAATGTGATGCTCTACTAGTAAGAGGTATCGTCTAAGATCCCCTATATCGTCTAGTAAACCGTCCTCACCGTTAAACTTACTTCCCGCTTCGAAAATATCGTAATTGCAGTCTTTGCTCTGCTGCTCAATACGGTCGAATTTACGAGCCAACATCATAAAAGCACCAGTACCGCCACGCCTTCTCCAAGAGTCTCCGTACGATTTCTCAGACTCAATCAGGCTGTGTATATCCCCCTGCGCAATAGACTTAACATCCTGCCACTTAGGATCCAGTCCCATGTTTCTTCTCCCACTTAAGTTGTCTTCGTTTAATCCAATGGAATGCGGCTTCTTGCCAATCCAGTGCTTTAATTTCTTTAAGAAAGTCATAAGCCTCCTTGTAGTTTCTTTCTTTGTGGCTTCTAAATGCTGAAACCATCGGTATCATCACGTCAGGAAAGAACGTGTTCTTATAGGTTTCCGTAGTAAACGACGGTGAGAACGCATCCACCTCTTCTGGGTTTCCAGACCGTCGAGTAGGAGGAGTAGTTTGTATAAACTGCATACACTCATCGGTAAATGTGGCTGGGTCTGAGACCAAGGGATAGTGAGGTGAAGGGTAGGTGGAAGAGAACCAAGAGCCGAATCCTCTACCTGATAAATCTTTTATCTTGTCCCATTGTTCATTTTCATAGATGTGAAAACTATCGCTGATCTGGTAGTACGAACCCATCGGGGCGTTTACTGCAACGGCAACGTATTCCATCAGTATTGACATATGGACTGCGTTGGCTCCGTAAGCTCCCCAAATCATATCGTTCGACCGATTACAGACTGTCATCTGTAATTTTCCATCTCGGATTTTGAAATAGATGTTTGTGTTACAGGGTATGTCGATACTCGAACTGTTCAAGTCGTGCACACCGTCCCACATCTGTAATACACAACGCCTAGAGTCTGGGTCTTCTTTTAGCATTTTTATAATTATGTCGATCTGATTCCACATAAAGGTCTTAGTCCATCTATACCCATAAGCACCGTTTAACGTCACCCCATCGTCTGAAAAGTTAGCCATGCCTGCGTTGAAATAAGTCAGCTTCTTTAGCTCTTTAGATCCTGCTAACATCCAGATAGCTTCGTACAAATGAAAGAAAGGATTTGCATCGCGTTCTTTCTGAAATGAAACACGTTCCCAAGGTCTCGTGAAGTGAGTGACTACTGGTCCAAGGGCTTCTCTTGTCATTCCATTTCTACTTTCTTGCTTTCTGTAGTTGATCCCTTCTGGGCCTCGAAAAAAGTCCACTCCTAAATAAAGAGCTTCATCCACGTTCCTAGCTCTAATCGTCTTCATATAAACTCTCCGTGTTCTCTTTAAGAATATATTCGATCTGCAATCGACTGATCTCCTTCCCTTCGAAATACATAGACCAATGTATCGCGTTGATAGCGTCCTGCCACGTGTTAGGCATCGTCCTGTCTTCCATACATCCAACTAGGAAGTTGCCGTAATAAAACATTACTTTTTCAGTGTGGCTTTCTTCTCCTTCCATCACGTGTTGTTTGAGTTTACCCATTTGCTTTCTCCTTTATCTAAATCTTCTATTATCGGCATCTCTGTATTAGAGTAGTCATACACGCTTCGTGTGCGGCCTTCTCCATTATGGATTCGAGAGTATTTATCGAATTCACACAGTCCTCCTTCCACCTCTCGCATTTCAAAAGGCATTCGGTAATACGGACTATCTACAGTCATTCCAGGAACTTTTAATTCTTCTTTACAAATGTCGTACAGGATTCGCATCTCTGTGTGCCAGTCATGTGTTTTACGAGTAAAGTCTAGTGGTCTACCTGTTAGTCTGTTTAGCCCTCTCATGGCTCCTGGTCCTGGATTACCCCAAGTACAAATGTCTGTGGCTTCGTTTAACAGATAGGTATGTCGTAGGTCGGTAACAATTTCGTACGAAACGAAAGGGCCAATATACGGGTACTGCATGAGAAAAAACCACGCCTCTTCGAGCGTAGTCATTCTCTCTAGCGCAGCAAGTAGCTGTTCACGTTTAGACCAGATATGAGAAACACATTCAGCAACGCCTTTGACCTTGTTCATACGGTTAGGAGTCTTAACAATATAGGCTCCTGTAACCCATTTAGGTTGTTTGCTGACCTCTTCTATCGCTTTCTCTCTATCCCACTCAAGGTGTAGATTGTGGTCTAGTAGCGTTCTCCCCGTCTCAATCAGATTAAAGAATCTAAAGATGATCGTTGCCATCGCTACTTCAGGTTCGGCAGATAGTGGTCTGCGTATATGAGCAGCGAACCAGCGAGTCGTTCTATCGTCTTCTCGAAAGACTTGGCAGAACTTGAACTTCTTGAAAATCTCATCTTCAGTCCAAGGCGGGTCAGCGTTAGCGTCTTCTTTCTTTCTTCTAATCCGCTCTCGTTCTTCTATCCAATACAGATAGAGAACAATCTCTTCTGAGATAAAAGGTGTATTACTCATGGTTTCTTTCTTAATATCCATGCACAGTTGTTAGACACTTCTGGGAAGAAAGTCGCGGCAACTACTCTAAGAAACTGTTTACCGTAGCGTTCTTGTAGAAGCTCGAACTGGTCGGGCCACAACCGCCACTCAGCGTCCTCATTATCTTTACTCATAGCTGCTTTTAGTTTAGGCATCTGAGCGAACGTACCAACTACAGATTGTAAAAACCATCCTCGAGTATATCGGGTCAACTCTTTCTTGAGTTCTTCGAACCCCCACTCGTATATGTGGTCTTCAGGCAACTTATCGTTGGAGCCGTCGTGGTTAGGTGTAGAAACGTAAATTAATCCTCCTGGTCTCAAAACACGGTTAGCGTCATCAAGCCACGCTTGAATGAACTCTCGGTTCATATGTTCGATAACCTCTGTGGTCCAGAAGAAATCAATAGAGTTGTCAGGTAAGTCGAACACAGGATTAACGGTGAGGTCTTGAATATCGATCTGTCCATTAAAGTTCTTAAACCAAGTAGAGTCTTGAACCAGTCCTGTGGGGCTAGAGTACCCTTGTTTCTCGTTAAGACAAGCAGGGTCTATATCGACCCCCCGATAAGATGCAATGACATCAGACTTCTTAACGGTGTAGGCTTTATACAAATTTCGGAGAACCCATATCTCTCCGCACCCTGCCTCTAGTACATCGATAGGTCTGCCTAGTCTTTTTGCTTCTTCGATACAGAGCGAGGAGATCTTATCGTAACGAGTCATGTGGGTGATTTCGTCAGGTCGCCAGTTTCCTAGCATATTTCCACTAGCAATGTCCATGCGAGTGTTCTTACTGTTGTTTGCGTTTTCTTCGAGTTTCTTTCTAATAGAGGCCATTATGTTTTCCACCATGTTGGTTTGCGGCTAGGGTCTTTTTCCCATTTAGCAAAGTGTTGTTTTTCATTCATTAGATAATTTTGATAAGATGAAAATATATCTTCTGATTTATATTCATCAGGCATTGCTAGTACGAACCCGTAAGGTTCTTCTATTGCATCTAGTAAGGCACTAGGTTTAAAAGGTCGCCACATCAGTGGCCCCTTGAGTCTAGCAGAGGCATGACTTTTCCCGTAGCGGTGTGTGTATTCATCGCACAAAGCAACGAAGTGTCTGTATAACCACTTATAGTTTTCTCGAGCTTGTCTAACCCAAATACTACAGGGGTGATTAAGATGTGCGGTTTTATATAATTCATTGTCGTCAGAATATTTAGTCGAGAAGTCGCGCCACGCTGTAGATAGCATCTGCGCTGATTCAAGTACCATTTTGACAACGTGTTTATCACACAACGTCTGTGCACTTATTACTGGATCTGGGTCAGTAACAAATATATTCATTTATTTCTCCTTTCTTATTTATTAGTTTACTTAAAGACCCTTAGAAGGTAAAGCACTAAAGCGGAAAATACTTTTGCGTTTGCGGCTCAATTAAATAAAGATTTTCTTTTGCCCTAGTAAGCCCTACATAAAACACACGCGACTCATCGTCAGGATTATCCTGGAAAGATTTGTACACGCGACTTGATATGTCTGTTAGTAAAATTACATTATCTGCTTCACCTCCTTTGGCTGCGTGAATGGTGGATAAACGTATCCGTGGTTCTTTTGTGATCTTTTCACCCCGCCTAAGCATGGCTCGTATGTAACTGCGCTCATCTGCTGAGATTGCTGTGAATACATCGTACCAATATTCGTTAGGAAGGTTAGGAATGTGTTTTGAGGCTATTTCGTGTGTGATATAAGTATCAAAGTCGAAATTCTCGAGGGAGTTAGGTAGACGAATCTTTAAATAATTAAGCACTTTGGTGAAATCTACAAAAGGCATTCCCTCTCCTTTTCTAAAACTCTCCCAAGATCGCACTGCCATGATCTTTCTTTCCGAAACGCTTGGCTTGTTTTTGCTTTTATAGAACCAACCTTCAGACCTACAGTGTTGTTCGATGTTATTAAGTAGATAATTCGTCCTTGCTAACACTAACCACTCACCGTGTTCCATGTCTATAGTTTCATAAGACGGTTCCCACGAAACGTGTCCTTCTTCTTTTCTAGGGTTCCACACTTTATGTACCCGCGAACCGACTTGTCCGATACAACGCTCGGCAAGGGTATGGATAGATTTAGGGATTCTATAGGACTGTTTGAGAACCATCGCGTTCTTAGAGTTACGAATGAGGTAATCAACATCTGCACCAGCCCAACGATAGATAGCTTGATCATCGTCACCTGCAATATAGATACGATCAGCTGACTCACACAGCTTCCTGACCACGGCCCATTGGAGAGGAGAAAGGTCTTGAGCTTCATCGACAAACATTACGTCTAGCTTCGGAGCCTTTCCTCGGTCAAGGAACAGTTGCAGCATATCAGTGTAGTCGATCAACAGTCGATCTTGTTTAAAGAGCTTTAGTCCGTTAGCAAATCTCTCTAACTCGAACCAGCCTACAGCATCATCAGAATCGTGCCATTGTGTTTCTAAACTGACCTGTCTCATCCTAGAGAGGTTTTCTATAAACAAGAGTCGATCATCTTTAGAGATACCAGAGATGTGTCCCTCTTCGGTGTTTACTGCTCCTTTCAATCTGAGGTTCAGCTTTTCATTTAAGTCGTATATATCCGAAGAAGACATAACACTACCCTTAGATAGACTCAGCTGATAAAAACATAACGAGTGGAGGGTTCTAAAATACCGCAGTTGGTTATTAGTCACAGAGAACTTCGACATCGCTCTGCTCTTTCCTTCCTGCACTGCTTGTTTCGTAAACGTGAAGAACCCTATGTCTTCAGGATCTGTTCCTTTATCGAGTTCCTCTTCGAGTAACCCTAACAAGGTGCTTGTTTTACCAGTTCCAGGAGGGCCAAGTATTATTTGTGCCCGTTGTGTTAGCATCTACAGTACGCTGTCGTCGAAATCAGGTAAGTCGTGTGATTCTGTCTGAGCTTCAAACTGTGGTATATGCCACACATTCGCACCTTTCCCTTTTATATTGAAGAAATAAGAATCTCCTCCCATATTCCTCAACTTAGCTGTAAGTTTATTTCTAGGGTAGTCTCTAAAGTTCTTGCGGTGTAAGTAGTCCATCAGATCGCCTAGTCTAAAATATGTTCTATCTTTATCCGACCACGGCTTTCCTAATAGTAACTCGTCACGTTCTCTAGCAGGACGTTCAGTACAAAACGTCTCTAATAATTCGTTGAAATGCCCCTCAGTTGATGCGTCTTTAGGAACTTCGATGATAGTCAAAGTATCCAGGAGCTGTTGTATAATCTGACGCCAGACATTATCCCTTACCTTCTGAGGAATAATATTGAGGCTGTCCATACACTTTCTCTGAAACCTATTCTGGTTCAGGAGTTCTTCAGTTTCTAACTCTAGTCGTCCACCTTCTACATCTAAGAACCAGATAGGTGGGTCACTATTCTGTTTAGTTAGATTACTGAACAGAGGAGTGCCGCCCGAAGCTCCTATACCAAATTTACGAGTTCTACATAGAGGACTGTTACAGTGTCCCGCTATCGGCTGATCGTTACACTTATAGAAATAATCTTTCTTCTGAACCTGTTTCGTAACCGTCAATACTTCTTGCGCACTCAAAGGAGGAGAGAAGTGTTTATGGTTAGCCTGCTCTACTCGACTCTCCCAATCATCTGGGAACTTCTTTCGTAGAAAAACTCCTACGTTAAACAGTCCTGAGTTTCGCATTCCTTTCGGAAACCCCTGAGCTATAAGATGCTCTAAACAAGGAGGAGCTTGATCTAACCACTCAGCGTCTTCTAGTATAGGAGTCACTTCTAGTTTTTCTAACTCTTCTTCAGTTAGAACGAGTGTCTCTACATACTCTAGGAATTCTTTCGGACTGAGAACTTTACCAGTCGGGCCGAAGCCGTAACCAGTAGAGTTCTCCCCGCCAAAATAAGGCATATTCAGAGAACTTCCTCTATCCCCTCGCTCTAATAAGAGCTTAGTTTGCTTAGGAAATATCTCAGACTGGCCAAACCCAATAGCAGACGCTACTTGTCTAAGTTTTCGTTGCATCGTAGATGCAGGGACGGGGTCAAACACAAATAGAAATAAGTGCGCCCCTCCACTCTTTGATCGACATACGACCAAAGGTAATTTAAATTTCTTTAGCTTCTTAGCTAAACCCTTCAGATCTACTGAAAACTCATCGATATCAATAGATCCCCAAATGCAGTTGTTATCTTCGTCAATCGGTACTATACCGAGACCTCTTTCACCTTTTAGGTGCTGTAACCAAATATCTTCAAGTTCTTTTTGGCTCAGAGTTTTAGATATTGTTACATACTTACCCTTTGCTTTCCCATCTTCCCGTGTTTCTTTTGTCGGGGTAAAGACACTATGTCCGTGCCTTAACCCCGCAAAACGGTGGGCAAATTCTTCCTGTAATGACATTGCTCACCCTTAACACTAAAATGGAACGTCGTCCTCGTTCTCTTCCTCCGTAGTTGTTACCACTGATTCTTGTTCTTGTTGTACTCGAACAGTGCCTTGTCTAGCCGCCTTCATAAACTCTAATGCCGCTGTCGCTAATGGCAATGAAGTTGGCCCTTCTTTTTCAACAGAAAGTCCCATCCAACTATATTGATCATTAGATTGCGGAATTGTAGTTAGTCGATATGTATGTGCAAACATAGGAGCTGGTACAGCTTCTCCTGCCTTATTTATCACTCGAGCGTTATTCAACATTGTATTCCAACGTCTCGAAAAGCCTAGCTGTGAAGAAGTCAAGCTCAATAGAACTTGCTCTGGGGCGTTTTCATCTTGTGCAAAAATACAGTAATACTCTGCCGTTTCAGCAAGTTGATTACCATTAGACATGATAAAACGTCCACTGTCATCTTTTTTACAAGAGCCTATTGTCTGTATATTATGTTGGTCACTTACGAAACCACCACCGTTTTCCCGAGTTACCCACTCTATATACTTCTTTTTATAGGCGCATGGAATAATTAATACTCCGTCTGACCCATCGTACACCGCCTCAGTAACCGTGTTGAAGAAGTTACCTTCTTCTGCGTCAGCGATATATTTACCGTCACTCTTTTTTAATTGAGGTGACATTGATTGGAGAATCCGTAAAAACGGGATTGCATAATCACCAGCCTCTGCTTCCTCTAGCCCTGTACCCGCAGATAACAAATCGTCATCGAAAGGTATGAGGTCAGAGGCTTGCTGCTCTGCTACTTTCTTACTAGCCATAGTTTTTCCTCTACTTTATTTTGGCGCGGGATCCCACGTATATCCCGAATAGATCGGCAGGAATATCCTTCCCACCCGTGAGCTGCTCTTTCACAAACGCATTTAGCGTCTGCGAATGAACTCCTTGCTTAACCTCAGGAGCTAACCCCTGCTGTTTTAATCTTTCTAATGTGTTTGTAGCTTTTTCGTCTTCGTCTTTACCGAACTTGACAGTGATCTCATGTTTAATGATTCCACCGTGACCGTTATCTACTAACCATTCGTGTGCTTTTGTTTTATTGAGCTCGGAAATATGACCTTTATAAAACTGGTCTATAGATATCTTAGAGCCGTCTGTTAATTTAATTTCCATCAAGTTAGCAGACTGCATTGCTTCAGGAAGCTCTTGTTCCCGTATAGTTCTAGCTAGTTCTTTAGCCGCTTTCAAATCAGCTTCTAAACTTTCTACTAGTCTATCTTGATGTAATAATCTGTGCGCTGTTGCAGAGATTTTAGAGTATTCATTATCAGTGGTGGTGTCGCTCCACTCTTCTGTAGTTGTATTACCCGTTAGCTCTTCGAAAGTTAACTCTTTGTTTTCTGTCTCAGACATATACTTCTCCTAATTCTGTTGGAGTTCTTCTTATATCGAACGTAACAGGATAGTAAGTCATCTCCTGTCTGTCCCACTTCAAAACTGAAAACCGTCCGTTTACGGATGCTGCGATAGCACAACATAACCCTATCGCCGCTGGATCTCCTACCAGTAACAGGTAATCTTCATCATTGAAATCACTTAGCTTTCTCTTTAGTTTTAAAACCTCTGGTCCTGTAGAAAGCATCAGGTTTGTTCTCGCTGGAAGTAGTAACTCTAGTTCACCGTACTTTTGAGCAGGGACTAAGTTTTTTCCAGGAGCTTCTTGCACAATATAGACTGTCATTTCTAATTTCTCCTTTATAAGTAAAAACTTTACTAGAGGAGCCGTTGGAAAGTAAAGCGGTATTTATTGTATTACTTGATTTTAAAATAAAAACTTTTTTAAAAATTTCGTAAAAGAAGAGCAATAGAGTAATAGAAGTAATAACTCAGTCCTAAACAGTTGAGACGCAAGGGAAAAACAGAGAGGAGAAAGTAATAGAATATATTAGTTGTATTAGTAAGGGGCTTTTTCTCAAGAAATAAATTTTCTATTTTTATTATTATTTACTATAATCTCTATTAGAACTTAGAAAGGAAATAGAGTCTTGAAATACGAATTCAAGACTGAACCGTTTGAACATCAACGCACTGCGTTGCTTCGCTCATGGAAAAAAGAGAAGTATGCGCTGTTCATGGAGATGGGTACGGGGAAGTCGAAAGTCTTAATTGATACGATTGGAATACTTTACGGTAAAGGAGCCATCAACGGAGTAGTTATTATTGCTCCTAAAGGAGTCTATAAAAACTGGGCTTCTAGGGAGATCCCTGCGCACCTTCCTGACTATATAGATCGTCATGTAGCCGTTTGGTCGCCTAATCCTCGTAAGAAGGAGAAAGAAGATCTAACCGCGTTGTTTGATGTGATGGATAAGCTGAAGATCCTGGTTATAAACGTAGAGGCGTTTAGCTCAAAGAAAGGAGTGACGTTCACTGAGAAGTTTATCTTCAGTCACTTAACAATGTTCGCGGTTGATGAGTCAACAACAATTAAGAATCCAAAAGCCGCTAGAACCAAGGCGATCATAAAACTTAGTAAAGATGCTAAGTTCAGAAGAATACTAACAGGGTTTCCAATAACTCAATCACCACTAGACCTGTATAGTCAGACAGAAACTTTAGAAAGGAGTCTCTTAGGATTTACCTCTTTCTATTCTTTTCAGAATCATTACGGTGAGGTTGTTAATCGATATTTCGGAGGAAGAACAGTGAAACAGGTTGTAGGATTTAGAAACCTAGATGAACTAACCACGAAACTAGATACGTTTTCTTTCAGAGTATTGAAGAAAGACTGCCTAGACTTACCTGATAAAGTCTATCAGCGTAGAGATGTAGAACTAACAGCTGAACAGAAGAAGCTCTATAACGAGTTGAAAGAATACGCAATCACGATCCTAGAAGATCAGGAACAGATTTCTGTTACGAATATACTCACACAGTTATTAAGACTTCATCAGATAGTATGCGGCCACGTTAAAAGTGACGATGACAAAGACATCCCTATAGACAATAACCGTATTGACTCAATGTTCGAAGTGATATCAGAGATGCAAGGTAAGGTAATAATCTGGGCGAACTATCGTCAAAACATTATAGAAATAGTAAACAGCTTACACGAAGTGTTTGGAACACAGGCGGTATCTTCTTATTTCGGAGATACTCATCCTGATGAGCGTGAGCGTGTTATTAGAGATTTTCAAGACCCTGAATCCCCGTTACGGTTTTTCGTAGGAAACACACAAACAGGAGGGTATGGGATTACGTTGACCGAAGCTAAGAATGTAATTTATTACTCTAACAATTTTGACTTAGAGAAACGCTTACAGTCAGAAGATAGAGCACACCGTATTGGGCAGACTAATAAAGTCACCTACGTTGATCTTGTGGCAAAAGACACGATAGACGAGAAGATTGTCGACGCTCTCAGAAATAAACTAGATCTTGCTCAAGAAGTTCTAGGAGATGATAAGTGGCAGGACTGGTTACGTTAGTCCTTCTGCCATCTCCATTGCATCTAGTTGAGCTAACGCTGACTCTAACTCTGCTTTAGCAGCTGGAATAGACCCTGCAAGACTAACTGCAGCATCGGCTAATCCACTAGCTATTTCTATAGGAGCTTCTTCCATCATAGCTTCCTCAGGCATCATCCCTTCTTCGCCTGCAACAGAAGCTAACAACTCATCTAAACGAGCGTTGTCTCCTGCTGGCATAGGGTCAGCTCCCATGGGCGCAGGTGAAGCCATTTGAGGACCGCCTCCCCCTGCAGGTGGGGGAGGAGGCATAGAGCCTACGGGGGGAGCATTCAAGGGAGTTGGGTTGCCGCCCATAGGCATAGGGGCCGTGGAAGCTCTGAGTTGATCTAATCGGTTCGGTTGTTCGTTAATAGGCATCATAATAATTACGTCCTTGGTTTATTCGGTCTAAAAGCGTTTTGAAAAGGTTGAACATTCGTATCGAAGTTCGTGAGATCCATAATCCCATTAGAAGAAATCTGACCACCGTCAGCTCCTTTGTAAGAAGCCCCGCCAGTAAACGGATTAGAGTACTGGGTTCCTAGAAGTGGTTGGTTTCGACTACCATACTCTTCTGCAGTAAACGGTGCATCATAATCCGAATAACTAGGGGTAAATGTTTTTAAGTAAGTGCTAAATGGATCTTGTCCTTGTCCTTCTCTCTGCATTCCTATTAGGTTAGCCATCGGGCTACCTCCAGGAAGGAACGAAGACCCAGATTTAAACTGCGACGTAGACCCTGTTCGTGGACCCGTAGGAGCGGCACTAGCAAAGTAAGTGTTGAGATCATCTTTAGTTTGATCAATCTGGTTTTGTACCGCATCCGCTTCGTACTGAGAAGTTACGTCTTGATACTGTTGTTCTAACGTACCTAGTTTACCTTGAAGTTCTTGAATCGTTTGATCGTAACCAGCTCCTTGCTCGTCTAAATAACCTTGTAGCTGTTCAGGTGTTAGATAGTTCTGAAACAGACCTTCTAGTCCTGAAATTTGTTCTTGTAACTGGGGCTGAGTTACAAATTGGCTCATGTCCTGACCGCCAATTTGTTGAGAGATAAGCTCGTTTATTTGATCTTCAGTCATGCCCGAAGAAGCAGCTATTTCAGCAACCTCTTCTTCCGTTAATGCTTCTCCTGTTTCTTCACCAGTTTCCATAGCGGCAACTGCTTCGTCAACTAAAGATGCAATTTCATCTCTTGTCAAGACTCCTTGGTCAAACAGCTGGGCCATTTGTTCTTCGCTGAACGAGAATCCTGTTTCAAGAATATTGTAGACATCGTCTCTTGTAAGACCTTCAGCATTAATTAGTTCTTGAATGTACTCAGGAGTAAGGCTTCCTTCCTCTATCATCTCCTGGGTTGTTTGTACAGTTACTTCTTCTGTAGGAGCTGTTTCAGTAGTAGTTTCCTCCGTTGTAGAAAAAGTATCGAAATCAGGTTCACTAGCTTCCCAAGCTGCGAAGTCTTGTTCATACTGCTTTCTTTTTGCTTGATAGCTTTTGCTTGCTGCGCCCATACCTCCTGGCCTGCGGGGAGGTTCAGGTTTAGATTGTTGCCAAAGTGCGTAAGCATCCCCAAAATTTGTCGGTGTAGTGTCGTAGGTAGGGTCTCCAAACCCATACAAAAATTCTGCTGCGCCTTCTGTAGTAGGGAAGTTTCCATAAATTCCTTGTTCTGGTCTAATTGCAAGGTCTTCATTCATTCTTGCCATTTGAGCAGGAGTGAAGTTAAGAAGATTTTCATCCACAGTAACAGGGGTTGACGCATTAAACGTGGCGGGAGCTGTTTCTTCTTCAACCACATTTTCTATACGGTTTTGAGAAGGAGCATAACCAATAAGTTCTTGTAAATTTTCAGGAAGTTCAAAACCACCCATGCCCCCTCTAAACATCTTGCGAGGTTTAACGCTGCCACCGTCTTGCATTTCTTCAGTAGGCGTTTGTAGGATTTTTGATTGATAAAAAACAGACATTAGAATAATTCCTCATACAATCGCATTATTCGCTCGGGCATTGTGTTCTGCTCTTCGGTTAAATTAGATAATTCTCTTATCATACGGTCTCGAGCAGTTTGATTTTCTTCACTCCCTACGTTCTCAGATCTTCCTTGAGCGATAGCTTGCGTTACGTGAAACATTGTAAGAGCAGGAAGTTTCATCTGTTCTGCTCGTAAATATGCTTTTAGTTTAGTGGGATCGGAAACAATCTTACCTAGATAAACTGCTTTTGCACCATCAAGTTCTTCAGCGAAAACATCTCTCGCTACACCGATTCGAGTAGCCGTTAAATCTAACGGCCCAAATATAAATCTTCGTATTCGATCTATGCCGCCTCTGGTTCCTTGGCCTCGTGATCTTACATCGTCAACATTTTTTCTGGCTTGTTTACCAAGGTAACTTTCAAGAGGATTACCAGCAAACCCTTTTTGTTGATTTACCATTCTAGCTAAAATTCTTAGGTCTTTTGCATATCTAAAAGCTTCATCAGCTCCAACAACAGGTTCTAAAAACCTAGCTGCGTCAGCGTCTGTGCTAAACGGTTCTAAAATAAGTTCTTTAAGTCTAGTAATATCAAAAGATGAATCAGGGCCAGCTGCATCTAACATTCGTGTACCACGAGGAGTTTTTCTAAACGCTGTTCCTCTTAGTCCTAACACAATATTTTCTGCAAAATATTGTTGTAATGCAGTTCTTAGCTCAGGATAGTCTTCTGCTGTTTTGCCTATATTTTTGACAAAATTTGACAGTTGAGTTTCTTGTACGTTTTTTGTTCCTCGAGCAGAAAGATTAAAATATTGATCAAGCACTTCTGTCAGTGTTCGTGCTTTACCAGTTTCATCTTTTAAATTTTCTAATTCTCGATTGATTGCTCTAATATTACTTTGTGATTTAGTTACAGCTTTTTGAGCTTCGGATAAAAAACTTCTGTAATCTTCGAACTTTACAAAATCTTCAGGAAATAAAGCTCGTAATTGTTCTTCGTTTTTAGACAAAATATTATTAAAACGGCTTCGAGCAGTTCCTGGATTGACATTGTCTGCGTCAACTTCTCGTTTAATAGACTCTAAGACAGTTGTTTTTATAGACTCAATTTTTTCTAAACCGCCTTCTTGTCGACTAACAAACTCCATTAGTGATCTAACATTTCCAGGGTTTGAAGTTCTAATAAAAGAACCTATTTCAGATTCATCTTTTTTAGCAAGATCAACTAAAAATCGAGCAGACAGTTCTTGTTGTTTATCAACAAGTTGCCCAGCAAGTATTTGATATTCACGACCAACTTCGTCGTAAAGTTTTTCCATATTTTCTGGGGCGTCTTTACCTGTTTGGATTTTATACATTTTACGAAAGTTATCGTCTATCGCATTATCTATTCCTGCAAGAAGTGCTTCACCTTTTTCACGGACAACTTTATTAGGATGACCAGATAAAGCAGCAGCTAGGTTTTGTCGAGTAAGAATCAACTCTTTTTGTGTGAAAGGTTTTTGAGGTAAAAATTGCCCTTTTTCGTCTCTTCCTTGACCAAGCATCATTTGGATACTTATGCCTTCAGTTTCTCGGTTCGGTAAAATAGCTCTAATAAACTCCGCAGCTTCTGCAGTATCCTCAGAACCAAAAACAACCCCTTCTTGTTTATTAGCGTCAAGAAAATCTTTAAGGGGTGCTGAAATATACTTAGGTAGTTTAACAGTAGCTCTTTGATCGTTATATTGATCTCGACTTAATATCCCGCCCATTTTAGAGCGAATTTCATCAAGTTCTTCGCTCCGTTGAACAATGAGCCTAGATTTTTCATCAGGAAAGAATTTACTTTGAGCAGTCTTTACACGTTCTTGTATATTTTCTGCAGCTTGTTGTCTTCCTGCTCGAGAAGTATCAGATGCGAGCATCTGACCTAATTGGTTCCCTACCATTTTATCAACGATAGCTTGTTCTTCTTCAGAAAGTTCTTTAACTAATTGTTCAACTCTTACTCCGCTAAAGACCTCGTTTAAAGTTTCTTTAGAAACCCCTAGTTCCTCTGCTTCTCTGGGGTTTAACCCTGATTTTCTTAAAATATCTCTATAGAACTGCTCTAACATAGCAGAGTTGTTTTTATGAAAATCTTCTAGGTCTATCGCGATGGGCATTTCTAACATCACTTCAGACATTAATTCTTCAAACGCTAATATTCGTTCGTTTTCTGAAAGTTGCCCTAGTGTTTGTTTTTGTTGTCTAATTCTTCTTGCGGCTTCGTCTGCAGCGTCTCCAGTAAGTTTTAATAATTCTCCTGGTGTCAATTCGTCAAACTCAGGTAGGTCAACTAACCCAGTTTCAGGATCTCGTGCTACTTCTGCAATCCTATCTCGCATTTGAGGCGTCATTTCTTCAGGGAGCGCATCAGCATTTCCATCGTTAACTCGCCTGATTTTATCTCCAAGAACTCGCGCCTCAACCATCATTTCATCAATGATCTCGCTTTGCACAGGTCTACCCGTTAGCTTAGTCCACATAGCTCCGAGACTTCTAATCAAAACATCCCCACCTGCTCCATAAAGCAAAGCAGCTTGGAAGATGGCTCCTGAATCCTCTACTGCTCTTTCAAACTGTAGGTCAGGTTGTACATTGCCCCCTGCTTCAGTGGTTCCTAAAGCTAGTTGTCCAAAACGTACAAGAGCTTCCCCACCAGCCACTCCTAGGCTCGTGTATCCTATTTCTTTTAAAGACTCAGGAATCGATATTTTTCCTGGTATCTTTGCAGTTTCTGCTCTATATCTAGAAGCTCCAGGATCATCAATATCTTTAGCTTTTCTCTGTAACCGTTCTTGTATTTTCTTTCGGGCGAGTTTTCCTGCAAGAGTAACAGCTCCACCTCCCGCAGTAATGCCTACTCCTTCTTGCGCTCCAAACTTAGCAAGTTCTCGTAACGCTGGGGAAATATCGCCTTCAAGCATTGATTCCATAGGCTGTACATTAGCCACGGGAAGCCATGCATAATCCCCTGCGCTTTCACCTTCTCCGCGAATGAAAGGATTAAATCTACTTTTAACCAACAACCCTTCTTCAGGAATATCAGGATTTATATATTCAACTTTAGCGTCTGGGTCAAACTTACGAATAATGTTTTTATATTCTGTTGGTGTCGAAAAAATAGGAGAAACACCTACTCGATAAAAATAATCTTCGTCAATAGGTGCGTATTCTTCATAAGAATTTTCAACAAAACTAGGGTTTACTCCGCGTAATATAAGAGCTTCTCGTTGATCTTCGTTAGATTCAAAAAGCCCTCCGCGCAACATTTCAGCACCTTGTGAAATAGCGTAACCAAGTACGCCACTAGTTGCTGCCACACCAGGAGGGACTAGCGGTTCTTCTCCTTGTTCTCGCCGCTCATAATCAGAAGTAGTTAAACCAGCACTACTTTTATTATTCTTAATACGAGACCACATCGCTGAGTAAACAGGTTCAACTGCCTCATAGTCAGATCGAAGTTTACTTTCATCTACTCCAAGGTTTTCTGTAACATCCCTTAGTAAATCAGGATTGTCTAAAACTTGTTCTAAAACAGATGCAAATTGAAAAAATTCAGGATTAGATAAAGCAACTTTTTCGCTGTATGTTCTATTGCCTCGTTTTCTTTCTACTTCCTGTACAACATTACTTTTAGGGCCACCTGACTCTAAAATTTGACGAGGAGTATACCCACGAATGTTTCCTTGAGCATCTTTATAACGTGAATTGAAATAAGATTCAGAATCTAATAATTTAATAGCCCCTGATTTTTCTGCAACTTTTCGGAAAAAATCAGACTCATAAAACGGGTCTTTTGTAATTAAATTTTCAGCAGCCATTATGGAGTGTCGTCCTGCGCTCGTTTGCTAAACGCGCCTGTAGTCTGGACGTCCCCTACTGTAGTTGTAGGAGATCTATTGACACGGGATCCAGGAACTGTACTACGTTTTCCAGGAGTTGTTCCTGTTCTTAAATTATATTTCAGCATCATCAAGTAATTACCGAACTTAGAAAATTCTGGGTTTTCTCCCCCTAGAATCTCTCGAGCTACTGTAGCAGGTAAAAACATTTGTAATTTAGGATCATATACAAAAGTAGTTTTTGCAACACCACCAGTGTTTCGTTGTGCATCGCCTCTTATTTTTCTGCGTAATCTTCCAATCTCTACTGGGTCATTCGAATTGTATAGACGGTCTACATCTGAATCAGGACCAACATCTAAATTATATTGAGCTGCAAAATCGTCTCTAATATTTTCTAAAGTGACTCTTTGCTCGTCAATACTCATTCCTGTTAGTAAATCTATTTTTCTTAATGTAGAAGACGAAGCGTTTTCTCTATCTGTGTTTTGTATTGCATCAAATATAGCTCCCCCTAGTTTATCTACAACTACTGCGGGATTACCGTCTTCGAAACCCATAGTTTGTAAGTTTAATGCAACGTCTCTATCTGAAATCCTAGATAATGATTCGCCTCTAGCAGAAGCCATTAAAAACGCTAACCGTATTTGAGCCGCACCATAAAAACCAGTGTCTTGTAAATAAGTTTGTAGTTCGTTTTTATCAAAATTCAACCAGCTAGACGGACTATCTGCAATATCTGTTCCAACGGTATCTTTAATTCTTTGTAAGTCATCAATAAGAAAACTTCTAGCTTTGTCTATTTCAGCTTGATCTTGGCTTTCTAATGCAGTTTGATAATAGTTAAGAGCGTCTGCTAATCCTTTAGCACCGCTATCTGGATCAACATTTCTTTTTACAAATTCATCGAAAATACTAGTTTGATCAGACCCTTCCATTCCGTAAATCTGAGCTAGTTTAGAGCCGAACATTCTTACATTTCTGTCAAAAATATCCAAAAATTTAGCCGCGTACTCAGAAGAACCAGTAGTGATAGCTTCGTCTAATCCTTGTATGTTTCCCTCATCATCAACAGTAGCATCTTTCATGCCTAAACGATCCATGATTTGAGTAGCTAAGGAAACGAGATTACGAGTGGCATCTCTTCTTAGAACGAAATCGTCTAATCGTTTTTGGTCATTAGTTTTTAATTTACCAGGAACCGCACGTTCAGTAGTTAAATCAACTTGAGAAACCAAGTTGTAACCATCTTGTTTCATTTCAGCAACAGTTCTATAAGAACCATCATCTTGCATTACTCGTCTTTCTATAAATGGTTGCCCAGTTTTAGGATTCATGCCTTTTATAAGACTTACTTCATACAACTGTCCATCAGTTCTGCCTCCGGAATCTTGGAAAGTGTCTGTAGCTACTTCTCCTATCTCTCCGTCTAGCATGGTCATTTGAGTGTTACGGTAATACTGTCCTTTAGGAACAACTTCATTTGTTCCTTGTTGTACATCAAAACGCTGATCCCCACGACTCTCTATCCAAGTTACCCCGTTTTCATCTCGTAAAGCACGAGTCTGATATCCTACAAGTTTGCCGTCAATATCTTTCCAACCGTTTACTGTAACTTGGGTTAATTTCGGATCTACCTCTGCAAATTCTCTTGCTCTAAGCTGGCTTCTGTCTACTGCACTTTCAACTCGTGACTGTTCTAATGCAGAAAGAAGTTTTTGACTTTGGCCTGCTGTAGTTAAAAAAGAAGGAACAGACCCATCATCTTCGTCTCCTAATGCTAATCCAGGACTGTAGCCTAAGATCCTACTTACTATTTCTCCTCCTATTGTTTTTACCTGAGGAGTCTTTAAAGCAGGAGCACTTTTATCTATTTCTGCAAGACGTCCCTGCCTTAATTTTTCTCTTAGTTGTTCTGCAGTAAACGAAGTTTGTCCTTCAGGTATTTCGGTATCTGTAAGGATGTCTTCTGGCTTAATTTCAGCAGCTAAAGCAGTAGGGTCGTCTTTGTAGAAAAATTTCTCAGCTCCAGGAATTTGAGCAATACCTTTTAAAGCTAAATCACCTAGGAAAGGAGATGCGCTTCCTAATAGAGCACCTAATAATTGTTTCTTAGAGTCTTTTTCTTGTTCTCTAGGAAGTCTAGGAGTAGGAGCGAATTGCATCCCTCTTACGGGCGTTACTTTAGGCGTCTGAACAAGATCCGCGAGTCCTCCCCCGCCTATATTAAAACCGTAATTCGTAGCCACTAGCCAGTCCCCATTTTACGAGAAGTCATTGGAAAACGAGACGCGATTCCTCCATGCATTGCTTTAGCGGGGCTAAATCCCATCTTTCGTACTACATCAGGGGCTTTCTTAGAAAGAGCCGCGAGTCCTTTATTTCCTTCAGGAATCGGCTTACCGCCTTTCTCTACTGAACCTCCACCACCGAAATATCCTCCCATAGAGGCGTATGGGTTAAATGCTCCTGCTGTACCTCCGGTCATAGAGTACGGATTTTGTGCAGTAGTTCCTGAGTACCCTGTTCCACCAGCCAGTGGCCCTGCACCAGTTAAGAAGTTTGCGTAACCAGACATAAGCTGTTGTGGTAAATTATACTGTCCTACAAAATTCTGATAATTAAGATCCATCTGAGCTTGATTTCTAGCTCGGTTCATTGCGCCTATATTCATCATATTAGACACGTCACCTTGCATCAATCCAGGAAGCATCCCAGCATAACCAGACATTGCCCCTGCCCCTCTTTCTTGTCCCCCTGCTAGTGTTCCTGCAAGTCCACTTAACGCAGAAGAGGCCCCAGTCCCCATGCCGTAGAGCTGTTGCCCTCCTGACGTAAGCGCACCCGAAGTGCCCATTCCTGCTCCGTATCCTTGTTGCCCAAAACCAGCAACGGTCGAAGCTAGTCGTTCTAATCCTGCTCCTCTTTGTGAACCTAGTCCAGCAATTTCACCAGCAGCTCCACGTCTAGCAGCTCCACGTTGGCCTGCTACACCAGAAAGTAAAGAAGCTAATCCTGTTCTTGCGCTTCCTGCTTGAGCACCTAATCCTGCAGTAGCTCCAGCAGCAGCTGCCTCAGCTCCACGTTGTCTTCCAAACTCACCCATAGCAGCTGATCGTGAGCCTTCAAAACCACGACTCCTGATTCCTGCAACAGCATCCATTAATCCACGACCTGTTGCTTGATCAGATTCTTGTTGTGTAAGTTGTGATCTTGCGCCTCCGAAAGCTCCTTGTCCTACTTCTCCAGCTCGTCGTCCAATATCGCTTTTAGCTTGCGATTCACGAATATCTTTCATCGCTTGCTGAACTACTTGATCCTCATAAGGATCCATATATTGACTTATTGAAGAAGGATCGAACCCTGCCGTGCTGGCCCGTGTTTGTTGTAACGCTTCTTGTATATATGGGTCTTGAGCAGTAACTGCGCCTCGTCCTATTTGAGCTGCTTCAGTTAATCCTGCTAATTCATCAGCTCGGCCTGATCTAATTCCTGCGATACCTTCTGTTAAATACGGGTCAGACATAGTCTGGCCTTCTCTAGCTAGACGTTCAGCCTCAGATAACTGACCACGAAAATCACCTTCCGCACCTACGGCTCTATCTAATCCTGTGCGGGTGTAGTCTTCTCCTTGTTGTAGAGAACGTAAAAGTTGTGCTTTTGCTTCAGAGGTTCCTCCTGCTAATGTAGCAAGAGCTTCTTCACTTAAACCTGCAGCACGATTAAAATAAGGTTGAAATGCACCAATACCTTGATCAGCCATTCCCATTGCAAGTTTTTCTCTAGGAGAGAAATCTGCAATACGTTCACCTGTATAAGTAAATGGACTGCTATCGGCAGCTCCTAAGTTTTGGAACTGACTTGCGTAATACTGTTCTACTCCTGGAAGTAGACCAAAACGATTACCACCCCCTGTTAAGAGGTTGTAAATATATTGGTCAGGAGCCTGATAACTATATGCAGTTTGATTCTCAGCCATATCGTTCATCACCAAAATTTATTCTATCAAGAGCCGCGATTCCTTGTTGAAGGTCGCCGCCACCCATTCGTCTCACGCCTTTAGCGGAAACAACGTACTCGTTAGGACTAGCCCAAATCGGAACTAAATCTTCTTTCTCGCCTCCAGGACCATCAACTTCACCGCCTCCTAGAAACATTTTACGGTTAAGGACTGTACCGCCATCTTCTTTTTTCTTTGCTCGTGGTTCTTCTAATATTCCAGCGTCTCTTAATTTTTGTCCAATATAAATAGAAGCGTCCACTACGCTTTCAGGAATGTCTCCCGTAGTTTTAATAAATTTATCTATAGCTTCGTCACTTAACCCTAAAAGAGATAATGTTTGATAAACTGGATCATTTTGATAAATATTTTCACTTTCTACAGAACCCCCTTCTTCCATACCTATTCGCTGAGTACGAACTTTTCCTGGTCGAAATCTAGGACGTGGAGCACGAATTGAAGCAGGAGTATCATCTTCCCCTATAGCAGCTTTAGCTAAAACTCCAGCTATAGTGCCTCCCGTACCAATTAGTTCCCTAGCAAGTATAGGATTATCTTCCATGTAATCTTTAAATCGTTGCATTCGAGTTTTTTCATCAGTCGAAACAGGTGTGCCTGTAGCTGTCTCTGCTGTTTGAACAGCTGCGTCTACTGCATCTCCTTCTACACCAACAGGACTATTAATTGCGTCTATTGCGTCTGGTGCTTCTTTTACTAACTCACCTGTAGCTTCCCCGCCTTGAGTAAACACATCTCTTAGATACGTTCCTACATTAGCCCCCGCATTTCTAATTCCTTCTAAAAGACCACCCAGAAACATTTCAGGAGGATCTTGTTGCAGAGGAGCGTCTACTTGATTACGGTAATGTTCATTTAAAGCATTAACAAGTTTACCGCCGCCAATATTTCCGATACCTGTATTGGCTCCGTAAGTGGCGTATTTATTAAGTATTTCAGTAGTTACGTCAGGAGAGATGCCTATCTCGGCATTTTGCTCAATCATCTTACGAGCGTTAGATTCAGGATTAGTCATCGAATCCATTAAGGAGGCTCGTTGTTCGTCGCTAAATATACTCGTCATAAATTACCCAACCTCTACAACTATTGATCCGCTTGCAATCACCTGTATTTCCCCTAGACTAGCTGTAGCACTGAGTCCAGAGGTAGTGGGCGTGGAGATATTCTGCCACGAATCTCCCAAATATACCTGAAGAACACTTTCAGTTGTATTCCAAATAATACTCCCAGCTTCGAATTTCAACTCGTCTCTTTCGTCACTTGTAAAGACAGGAGTTTTATCTGGATCGACCCTATCTAAACTTAATTCTAAAACTCTAACAGCTCTATTGTACGTGTAGTTACGAACCCAAGGTTCTAGCTCAATAGGTAATCTTCCCTGTAAAAGTTTAGTCATCTTCTTCCATTAGGACGAATATCTAAACGAGTGCCGCCAACTCTAAAACCTACCCCTAGTTGTATTCCCTCAGACGCATCATCATCTGATTCAAAACGGACTACGGCTTGTCTTGCACGTGCTCGCATATCTATTTTAGTAGTGGTCGCTGTAAACGCTGTTGTACTATCCGTAGCTAAAGAATCCCCAGGATAATTACGGGTTTTTAACACAGTGTTGATTTGTTGTCCAGATCCCCCTGTTCCCGTAAAACTTACGTCTGGAATCATGCGACGAACAAACTGGAAGTTTTCGCCTTCTCCAATATCGAAATCAGCAGATTCTATATAAACGTCAGTCATAGGAGAACCGTCTGCATCATTCCCAGATTCGTGGTCATAAATATAATAACTGCTGCTTGCTTCTCCTGCTGCCCTAGGATTATTCTCAACTCCTTCATCAAGCCACGCGGTACGAGCTAATTTACCAATAGCCCACACTTTATCAACGTAGTTGTACGTTACATATCTATCAGGTAAGTCGGAATCGCTAGAATTATAAAACCAACCTACTTCATTAAATTGACGATTAAGAAGTGCAAAAAACTGGAAGTTCTGAGATTCATTAATATCGTCAAATACATAACTATGTACACTACACTCTACAGGTTGAACAGATCCGTTATAAACGTAGAACCCTTTACGATCCATCCAGAAAACACCTGAAGGTGAGTTGACTGCTGCATTCGGGCCAATCAATCCCACGCCCTCGTTAACTAGATTAACGCCAAAAGTAAGCGGTGCGCCTATAAACTGTAAACTATATAGCGCGGTATCTGTCCAGATTAGCGTTTCTTGTCTAGCTCGTAACCCGCCTATGATTTGTGACCCTGAAGAAAGCCGTAAGTTTCCTGCAGTATTCGTACTTTTCGGCTCCCACTCTAAAATATTTTCTTGATCACACCAGCTAATTAACAACGGATCAAGAACATTGGAACGAGTTGGGCCTGAGATTGGATCAGAACCAAGTACTAATACATGACGGTCTACTGCAGAAACTAAAATCTGAAGACCTAGTGTTGGAGGAAGGTTAGCGTTTGTTACATCTTCTAAGGCTTTTGCTCTAACTGAAACAGTGTCTGAATTATCCCAGAGAAAAATACCTCCTGCTCTTACGCAAGAGACCATATCTTCACCAAAGTTATCAATAGACCATAACCGTAATTGACTAGAAGCACTTAATGCACTAACTGATCCAAACGTACCGCTACCCCAAGTACCAGAACCGTATCCAGAACCAGATACGAAAGTGTCTAGTCCAATATTAATTTGATAAGCTCCAACTACGCTGCTGCCTCCGTTACCACTATCACTAGCATTAGCAGTGACCGTGGTTCCTGAAGTATCTTTCGCAGTAAACGTATATGCGTTAGCACTTGTTACTGTTGCAACTTCATATTCTTGATTAAGAACAGCCGCTGTAACTAAACCGCCTAACGTAGCAGCTCCGCTAAACGTAACAAAATCCCCTGCTACTGCTCCGTGGTTCGTATCTGTTGCTGTAATAGTAGAAGAACCATTACTGGCTGAAAAAGTAACATCTCCTGCGCTCGTAGTTAAACGCAAAGGAGTCACGTCGTAAAAAGCATCTCCCTCTTGGATATACAGTTTTAGACGAGTTCCAATACCTAAAAATCTCGTGCCTTGAAGATTAACCCAAGCGTGAAGTTTACGCCCAGTTCCTTGATAGGTATTAAGAGAGTTTTTAGCCCAGCCGCCTATCTTTTCTGGAAATCCTTTTCTAAACCGAACTAAGTTACCGTCAAACCACCCGTTTTCAGCGGTATATGCTGTACCTTCTTTATTTATTCCAGGATTAAAAATAAACTTCTGAAGAGGCATTACTGATACTCTCCTGTTCGTATAATTTCTGTAACCTCTACAGCACGATCTCCCACCTGTTCACTCCACTTAGAGTCCATAAACTCATCAGCTGCTGTATCGAAATCCTCACGAGCCATCGCTTCCAGTGACTTTACAAAACCTCTTAGTCTTGTTTGACCAAGATTGAAACTAATGTCTATCATAGCGTCTTGTCGAGCTTCATCTAGTCCTGCGAACCAATAGTATTCTTCTGTAAGTTCTTCTCGAACTCTTTTAATGTCATTACTTAAAAGATAATCAATTTCATCGTCAGAAAGCCCTAGTCCGTCCTCACTTATGTTGCGACCCACTCCTATTGTTTCGTAGCCCGCACTACACAAATAAACTTTGTCTCGAACTCCTTCATGTTTTCTTAACATCTCAGTCAATTCACTCATCGACTTCCTCCTTGTTATCGGATTCTCTGTAATAGTCAATTATAGATAAAACTTGTCTAATGTATCGTTTAATTTCAGCCATATTATACGAGAGGTTTTCGTAGCCTTTCGTAGTTAAAGAATACCATGCGTTAGTTGGAGCATTTCCTTCTTCAAGATCAGTTAAATAATCCTGCATCGTTTCAGGGGTAAGTACCGTCCATTCCACAGGCGAAGAACTAATACTATTAGGAAGAGGAGGATGATAAAGAGGAGCCTGTTTTACAACAGTAATAACCTCTACAGGGGCAACTTCTGGGATCTCTCTTTTAGATCCTAAAAGAGAACAACCACTAGCCAGCAGAAGTAGCAGTAAGAACAGGATCAGTTTCATTAAATTGTTGTGGGTCAGTGATGTTTTCAAGTTCAGTTAACACCTCTTTAGTTCCTTTGTTTATAATTTTCTGAATTAACTTAGGCTTTCTTAGGGATAGCACATCCATATTGTGCTTCGCGAACTTTTTTCTAATAGTGTCAACCTCTACCTGAGCTTTTTGATTTTCTTCACTCAATCTTTCTACTTGAGTAATCATAAGTTTTTGATTTTCAATAGTTTGTTCAAGGTTTTCATTTTGTTCTGCAATCGTACTTTCTAAGATTTTTTCATTCTGAATTGAACGCTCTAACTGTAATTGAAATGAATCAAGCTCTGCTTGTGATTTATCGTAGTAAAGTTTAAAAGCCCCTGCTAAAGCAATTAAAGCAATTCCTAATCCTGCACTAAGTTTAAACCCTATCATTTTCTCGCCATGTATGCGGTAGCTCCGAAATACAAACCTACAACACTAGCTTGAGATAAAAACAACATATCACTTAATGAAGCTAATGTAGAGAGACGATCAGCAGGAACGAAAGGAGCAAGAGGAAGTAAAGCAAACACGCACATACTGATCATAGCCACCCAAGCCATTTTACGCTGGCTATCGGCTTTTTCTTCTTGAAGCTCCAGCTGCAACATTTCTTGATGTCGTGCGAGTTCTTCATCGCTTACTATCCCGTCTCCGTCTGTGTCGTACTCCGCATAACGAGATTTTGGTTCAAGTTTTTTTGCATTCATAATCTATCCATCGTCTTTTTTAACCTTCGGGTCTCTAAATATATATTTAACCCCTGCTTCGCTCGTTAAGATCTCTCTAACTTCACAATATCCATCAAAATGTTTAGTTTTACTGTGAACCCAGTTATGAACCCCAACGCTTTGATGAATTAAAGCATCACGATATTCTAAACAACTTGTTAATTCAGTGAAGTACAATTCAAGGTTAGGTTCTCCTTGTTTCAGGATAATTAACACGAAAATCATCATTGTTCTCACAATCTTCTCTTTTTTAAAATTGCTTGTGTTACTTCTGCTTCAGGTCTTACTAACTCCCATGTCAACATTTCCACCCTAACACTGTGCGCTGTTCCTAGGACACGGGGCATTGTATTCCGAATATATATCTGCCCTCCGTATTCACATTTTTGTCTGTTCCACCTTAACCAGTCAAGAGCAACCTCATGACGTTCAGATGGCGGTTGAATCGTTTCTAAGAGTCTCCATTCGCGTAAATCACAATCTAAGTTCGGATTTTTTGGATCGTAATCTACTAATTCGCGGATTGTTTGATCATTAACTCTATCAACGTCTGAAGTTTTGCATCCGAGTCTCGAGCTGTCTCGTTCATCTGTGCAAGCGATTGAGTTATTTGTTCTATCGCTTGTGCGTTCAACTTTCCCGTTGTGTCGGCTTCTTCAACTTTTACTTTAATCTCTGCGACTTCGTCAGCTGTTGCTGAAGCTTGAGCCTGCATAGATCCCCACGCTATTGCACCAGACACAATAGCCGCACCAATAGGCAACGCCCACGTTGGGATTTTAATACTGTTTCCATCGCTCATATCACACTCCTAAAAACTGGGGAATTAAAATACTTCCCACAATCAATATATACACACCCCAAATCATTCTTTCTAGTTTTTGAAACTTACTAGAACCCTCAGCTAACCGCTCTTCAATACGCTCATATCTTAAAGCGCATTCTCTTTCATGGGTTCTTATTTCGTTCAGAGCTATTTGTGCGTCTGAAACAGGAGTTGTTTTCTTCCTGGTTGTTTTAGAATTGCTTGTCGTCTTTTTTGCCGGCATTAATCAGACCTTTTGACAAACTTAATTGGATTAGCTGTAGCTCCTTCTTTTGCCTTACCAATGTTTAACGCTGCGATCTCAACGATCTTATATAGCCGTCCAATCAACGCATCATCTTTAGGTGTAGGAGTAAGGCTGCATATAATCGATGCTGCACACACAATACCCGTTACTACAGATATTATATTAAGAACAAAATCCATTATTCTTGCTCCGGAGTAACCGTTTCTAGTTGTTGCGCATACCAGTTAAATGCTGCCATGTGTGTATCAAGTTGTTTTTGATTAGAATTAATAATCTGGGTTATTTGAGCAATCTGTTCTCTAAGCTCGTCCATCCTGGTGTTTAACATCTCAGGATTAGGAGGAAGTTGAGCAACCTCTGCTTCTTCTACAACCTCTGCATCTACAACTTCTTTAGTGTCTGGTTCCATCTTCCTTTACCTTCCATACATTTAAATTTGCAGCGACTGTGCGCCGTTCTCCTTTACCCTCAAAAGGGTAAACCATATGTGTTAACCAGCTAGGGAACATCAGCATCTTTCCTACTTCTGGCTTGATAATAAAGCTCTGCGGGGGTGCTAACCGTTCTACGTCTATTAAACTATTACGACCATAACTAAATGCCAAACAACCATCAGCATTACCTGATGCGTTATACAGGCTGTACTCTGGGCTTCCCGCTGTCGGCTGGTCTAGGATTTGTTGTGGTACTTTTGTCCATGTTGTGCAGGAGACTCCCATAATCGTTTTAGTGCCATGATCATGTATTGGGTTATAGTCACGCTCATAACTGTGTACCGACCAAAGCTCATCAGTCAATATTTCTCGATGACCTTGTAGCGAATTACCAGAAGCAGCATGAAATTGCTTAACATAATCCATGGCCAACCCTTGAATCATCGTATTGAAGTCTTTCATCTCTTCACAAAGGTGATCCATCGTAAGCTGTTGCCCGTGACCTATCTGCCCTACTAGCGTACCCGCATGACTCTTACGCTCTTCGGCAACCATCAGCTTATCCAGATAAGTGTTTAGATCACCCACGATATACTCAGGTAGCTGAGTCTCTAGCATAAAAACTGCTGGTAGCGTATGGAATGTGTAAGCTTGCGGCTCCATTAACTTGGTATCGCAAACTTAGTATTAGGCACAGGAGTGGTCTTAGGATTCTTAATAACTGAATCATACTGTTGGTCAAATATGTCGTCCCATTTAGCTGTAGGACACAAATTTTCAAGCTCTTTCTTAGTCCATTCGCCTTCTGCTTTTGGCGTAAAGTTAGTCGTAGTTGAACCGTTTAAGCCTTCTACGGTAGCCTCAACTGTAGCCCTTTTCTCATTTGTATAATAATCAGCTTTACCTTCAGTACCCTGTTCGTACTTCATTGTAAGATCCCAACGAACCACTTTCCCGCCTTCACTTGAGGGAACAGCTTCAATTAAAGTTTTCTTTACTGCCATTTTAGTCTCCTATTCGCAATTACATTTATCTAGTTGTTCTTTTAGATCTGTTACCTGATCTGAAAGTTCTTGAACCGCTTTAACTAAAATCGGTACAAATCGTTCGTATTTCAAACCATACTGTTTGCCATCTGCCGTTAAAGTCGTTGTTAGGTTGGTTTTATCGGCTATCTTATACCCAGCCGCTTCTTCTAGCTTTTCCACCGCTTGCGCTTTAAAGCCAATGTCTATCCTGTCTCCCTTATGCGTACCGTCATGGGTTACTTTATCTAAATCACAATCAGGGTCAGTAGTGTCTACATATTTAGCTCGTTCATCCCAATAGAAAGTGACAGGCTCAAGGGCTTTTATAAAATTCAAGCCGACATCTAAGTCTTTAAAATCAGTCTTATCTCTTTCATCCGAGGTTACTGTCCAAGAAACTTTTACATAAGCTGATGCCGTATTATCGTTACCTACGATTAAATGATTGCTGTGGGTTGTTACGTTTCCACCGGGATTACCAGTCATTCCAGCACTGTGACCAAGAAAAGCATTGTGACTACCCGTTGTAACTTGGCTACCAGCAGAAACTCCAACAGAAGTGTTGCTAGATCCAGTGCTAATATTTAATCCACAATTCATCCCAACAAACGCATTCTCTGCACCAGATGAGCAATAGTGTCCAGCAGCCCTTCCTACAAAGGTGTTGGCATCCCCAGTTAACGTGCTGTTAGATCCCGCTTGAGATCCAAGAAGTGTACTGTAATCCGCTGTGGTGAGATTGGATCCAGAAGAATATCCAAGATAAGTATTTTCAGCCCCAGAAGTATTGTCTTCTCCTGCCCTAAACCCTATTGCTGTGTTGTAACTAGCTGTGGTTTGAGCTTCTAACGCCTCAGTGCCAATTGCGGTAATAACAGTACCGGTGGTGTTTGCAACAGCCGCTCTATAACCTACAGCTACTATATCGTTTGCAGAATTAGCATTTGCCGCACCGTAGCCAACTGCCGTTAAAGCTGTCCCTGTTGTCATAGATGCACCAGCGACAGTTCCGATCATAGTGCTGTATCCACCACTCGTTACAGCCGTACCAGCATCTTTACCGACTGCAACATTGTAAGTTGCCGTTGTGTTAGCGTCTAAAGCTAAATATCCAAGCGCCGTGTTTTCGTACCCTGTTGTGTTTTGGTGCATTGCGTTTAACCCGACAGCCACGTTGTAATTGCCGGTGGTGTTGTTAAACAATGCTTCAAACCCGATGGCGGTGTTGTTTGCTCCGGTGGTGTTGTAATATAGACTTCTATAACCGAGAGCAGAATTTGCATCTGCGGTGGTGTTAGAGTAAAGAGCATATTCACCGAGAGCCACCATCCTGTCGCCAGTGGTGTTAGAGTAAAGAGCTTTATAACCCATAGCAGTGTTGTTTTCTGCCGTGGTGTTACTTTCCATAGCGCCCATACCGACAGCCACATTTTGGGCGCCCGTGGTGTTGGTCATCAACGAATCCAAACCAACCGCCACATTGTTGTTTCCCGTTGTATTGTTTTTTAATGAACCAGCTCCGGCTGCGACATTCGATGCGCCACTAGTGTTGTCCTCAAGCGTATACGCTCCGACTGCCGTATTGTTATTGGCAGTGGTGGCTACCCCTAAAGAGTTATACCCAATTGCAGTATTGGCTGCTCCTGTGGTAATCGCGTCCCCCGCAAGACCACCGAGGATGGTGTTCAGGGTTCCTGTGGTGATTAAACGTCCAGCGTTATAACCAATACCAACATTGTAGACAGATGTTGCTGTTGTAAAGTTTTGTGTTTCAAGAGCGTGTCGCCCAATAGCAACGGATCGACTACCCAATGTATCTGATGTTAGGGCATTATGGCCGACTGCTACATTGTAGTTTCCTTCTGTATTAGCATCTCCAGCATTAGTTCCCACCGCTACATTTTCTGTACCTGTGGTGTTAGCTACCAAAGCATAATAACCAATCGCAGTGTTGTAATCCGCAGTGGTATTGTTATACAAAGCACTTCTGCCAACCGCACTATTATATTGGCCCGTTGTGTTACTTCCTAAAGTATCCTTGCCTATGCCTGTGTTATAACCGCCAGTTGTCGTAGCTGTTAAAGATCCATAGCCAACCGCCGTGTTTTCAATTCCTGTGGTGTTGGCATCTAAGGCAATAGCTCCAACAGCAACATTCGATGTGCCGGTTGTGTTGGCCGTAAGAGCCGAATATCCAACGGCTGTGTTGTTTGAGGCGGTGGTATTAGCTCCCAAAGCACTAGAGCCTAATGCTACGTTGTAGTCACCAGTTGTGTTGGCATCCAAAGTAGAAGTGCCAACTGCAACATTCTGAGCGCCTGTGGTGTTGACTTTAAGTGCAGATATGCCAACCGCTGTGTTTTCCGCTCCAGTGGTATTGGCCTCTAAAGCCTCATTTCCGATTGCTACGCCACCAGAACCTGTAGTGTTGGCCCCTAAAGCATCAGTGCCAACCGCTGTGTTGTTTGAGGCGGTGGTATTCGCATCAAGTGCGCCAGAGCCAACTGCGATGTTGTTTGAGCCTGTTGTCGTTGCTCCACCCGCATTGTCACCGACAAAAGTATTGTCAGCACCGCTTGTAAGCGCATCACCCGCAGCCTCACCTATCGCTACGTTATCCGTACCTGTAGTCAGCCCTGTGCCAAACGCACCTGAACCCAAACCTACGTTGCCTGTACCGCCTAGTACGTCTAAGACATCTGTAACCGCTGCTCCTGAACCAGCACCGTCTGTAGCTACCATGCGGATACCGCCGTTTGGTATGACCACATTTGCGCCTGTTCCTTGTGAAATCGTTACGGTATCGCCAGCAGAGTTTTGAACTACCCATACGTTACTAATAGTGTTTGGGGCAAACGTCACGGTGCAGGCTTGTGATAAAGAACCTGTGAGTGTTAGTGCTGTGGAGCGGAAAGCGTCTGAAGCCCCATCAGCCATCGTTATGGTGGCGGTAGAGGCGTCTGAAAGAGCTTCAGACCCTGTTCCAAATTTTTCAGCGATCATCTC